NTCTTTGCGAAACTAAGGCATGGGCTGGGTGTGCGATATGATGAATCGGGCAATCGGCATGGCACGAACTGGTTTGCCAAAGGTGTTGTGTGTCCAGCCTGTGCTAGTGTGTGGTTTGGAATCGCGTGGGCCATAGCGTATCTGCTATACCGGCCTACTTGGTTTGTTGCGCTTCCGTTTGCTTTGAGCGCGGGGGCGATGATAATGGAGCGATACTATAATGGCTAGAGCTTCGACGCCAACTTTGTTGAGTCTTGATAGGTGGGCATCCATCATAGGCATTGCACCGGCAGCCTTTAATTCTGGAGTAAGTAACACCGTATTCCCTGGAGAATTGGCTTGCCATACTTGGTTTCAGCATGAGTGGCAGGCACATGATGCTGTGTCCCGTGAAGAACTGGCGCGTGAAATTGCCTTAGCAGAACAAGACATCGCCAATTACATGGGTTGGTGGCCCGCGCCTAGATGGATAGCACAAGATGTCAAGATGTACCCTAGATTCCACCGACCTGAGTATTATAGTGGGGCTGGGGTTAATGTTCGTTTCCAACTCAAGAGCATGAAGGGCGGTTATGGCAAGATTATCGAGCCAGGACAGCGGGCAGTAAGTGATCGGATAGGGGTGCCCTCAATTGGGGGGCCTCCAACGAGTCTCATTGAATTTAGCAGTGCTATAGGGCCTGCCACATTTGATGAAACCGTGACTGTTACTCAGGAAACAACCGAAACTGATGAATGCGAGGTCAAGGTCTATTTCACGGGGCATAACGGTGATCCAGAATGGGAGATACGTCCAGCGCGAACTAAGGCTATAGCGACAGGCACATTCACGGCCACATTCTATGCGTGGCAGTTCATTGACCCTGACCTTTGGGAAACACTGCCTAGCCATGCGGAAGACGGAACCCCCGCTATAAACTTGGATGTGGCAGCATCTTATGTCACCGAGGTAGATGTGTATAGAGAGTATAACGATCCAACGGCAACAAGCGCAGTATTCTACTGGGAGCCTGAGCCAGCCGACATTGGCGGGGGTATCTGTAGCTGCTGTGGCGGAACGGGCTGTGTGCGTTGTACGCTTACAGAGCAGGAGGGCTGTGCAACGCTTCGTAATCCAGAGATGGGATTTCTGACGGCTGCACCTGCGACCTATACTGATGGGGCGTGGGCATCTGCGGGATGGAGTGTTTGCCGCGATCCAGATATGGTGAAGCTATATTACTACTGTGGCAACTTGGATGAATTGAATCTGGCGGGCAGGCGATGCGACGGACTGAGCGACCAATGGGCGCGGATTATCGCACACCTTGCCACATCGAGATTGCGCCGACCGCTATGTGATTGCAGCGGCGTAAGCTCGCTTGTAGATTGGTTACAAACGGACCTGGCACTGGCAACGCGGGAGGCAACATATACAGTGCTATGGGACGATCTTAGTAACCCGTTTGGGACCAGGCGCGGGGAGATGGAAACATATCGCCATCTACGGGCCTTGGAGCCAGAACGGATTGGTGGAGCGGGGGCCGTGAGATGAGGCTAGTAGAATGGGAAGACAAACACGGCTATAGACATCGTTCACTGGTAAGAGATGAAGATTCTGATGACATGGCTAAACAGGGGATTCTTCAAGATCCACCCAATCTTGATGAGTTGGACTGGGAAGGCATTAAAAGAGATATTCACAATGCACTGGTGGACGCGGGGCTAATCTCCTGGCGTGATGTTCAGGAGAAGCGTGGGTTGAGGGGCGCAATCCTCTCACCTGTGAAGAGAAGACTGATACGTTTGTATCGGGAGGCTGAAAAATCATGACAGACTATGCAAAAACTGGTTTCAGTCGCGTCTTCCTCATTGAAGGAGGGGCGCGACCGGACCACGCACCTGAGTACCAAGGGTGCATGAAAGCGGGAGGCGTGTCCAAGTCATGGGGCGACCTAACTTCTATCGAGTGTCCATCTGAGATTCAGTTTGACTCATTCGTAGAGGTTGATACCATCAAGGGTGCTGAAGAGCGTGCCACGATGGATCTCATGGGCCGCTACCTGGCTGACGTGGCTTCAGAGTTGCTGAGAATCGGCAACATCGGATGTGGTGTGGACGCCCAAGTTCACATCGGGAAATGCACGGACCCGACTGCATTCAACACATTCACCAAAGCCGTAGTGTTGGAGGGGGCGTTTATCTCTGACTGGAGCACTGATGACCTTGGTGCTATCGAGTCAGGCGAACGTAACCCTGTGACCGAAACGGCCACTATCTCAGCCAAGGACGTGTACGAAATCTTGCAGCTTACCTTGACAGAGGTTGCTGCGACTATCGTGACCAACGAAGTCCTTGACGTGACGATATGTGACCAAGTGGCCTGCGGCGAATGTGAGGAAGACAGTTCGGGTTGCCAGCACATCTATGCCATCACGGCTGCGGCGGGTGGTTCCCCTGGGACCCCGGCTGACATCGTGCATACGATTGACGGTTCAACATGGTACGCAGACGACATCGACTCTCTGGGCGCGGCGGAAGACCCCTCTGCGGTGGACTGCGTGGGGGATTACGTCGTGGTCGTCTCCAACGCGAGTGGAAGTGCCCACTATGCGTTGAAGTCTGAGGTAGACGATGTTGACCTTGACGAAGATTGGACCGAGATCGCAACCGGGATCGTTGGGGCACCAAACGACTGCGACCGTGCGGCTGGCGGTCGCTACCTGTATGTCGTGGGTGACGGTGGCTACATCTACCGCACTGACGACATCACCGCAGGTGTGACCGTGCTAGATGCTGGTGTGACGACGGCAGAGAACCTTAATCGTGTTCATGCCCTGAGTGACGACTTTGTGGTGGCCGTTGGCGACGACGGCGCTATTGTCTACACTGAGGATGGCATAAGTTGGGGACTTGCCCCTTCTACGCCTGTTGGTGGTGGCACGAATCTGACTGCCGTTTGGGTTCAGAGCGAGGTTCTGTGGCTGGTTGGCACCAGCACTGGCTATCTCTACTACACCGTGAACAAGGCAGGCGTCTGGACCGCCAAGGGTTTCCCTGGCAGTGGCGCTGGCGTTGTGCATGACATCAACTTTGCCAACATGAGTGTGGGCTATATGGCACACGCCACGGTTGCAGCAGCGGGGCGTATCATGCGTACCTACGATGGTGGGTATTCATGGAACATCCTGCCCGAAGGGACGGGAACCATCACAGCCAACGACCGCATCAACCGAGTAACTGGTTGCCTCTACGACCCGAACGTTGTTGTGGGTGTCGGCTTGGCCGACGATGCGGCAGACGGCGTGATTGTCGTGGGACGTGACTAGAATAATCTGAAAGGAGGCGTGTAACATGACAGACAAGGCTACCGTGAAAAACGAGGCCAAACGTATCGCCCGTGGACAGGGTGATAGTGAGGTTGTTACCCTGTCCACAGGCGTCGTTGTGCGCCTGAGTCCTGTCAGTTCCTCTCTTGTGGAGGAACTGAAGGCGGCGGTTCCAATGCCTGCTGTTCCAGTGGTGTTTATCGCGGAAAAGGAACGGGAGGAAGAGAACCCCAATGATCCACGCTACATCGAGGCGGTGGAGGAGGCCAACCGGAAACGGGCAGATGCCATCTTTGATGCGCTGTGCATCTTTGGCGTCGAGTTGGTGGACGGTCTGCCAGAAGATGATGCGTGGCTCAAGAAGTTGCGGCTGCTCGAAAAGCGGGCAGCGTTGGACCTTTCAGGCTTTGACCTGGAGGATGAGTTTGACCTAGAGTTCTTATACAAGCGATATGTTGCGGTGGCTGGCACGGACCTGCAACTCATCGGCGGCTTGCACGGCTTCAGGCCCCTGGAGGTGGCCCGCGCACGGGCCATGTTTCTGGGTGATGAGGGGCGGGGTGCCGATAGAGGAGTATCCGCTGTCACAGACGATAAAGACGCGGATCGAGATGAGCCAGCCGATGCAGGAGTGGGAAGCAGCCCACGCGGCGAATCTTGATTTAGCCAAATGGGACGCAAACGAATATTCACCCGATTTCATGTCGCGGGTTATCGCCTGGCATAGTAGGCATATCGAGCTAGAACTGCACCGCCAAGATGCTGTGGCGCGTGCGACTAAAAGGCAGAAACGATAGATGGCAAAGATTGAACGTGGCGGCATACGCCTTGTAGTCGAAGAGTATTCGGCATTTACACGCCAATTAAATGCTGCCTCCGCCTCGATGAGTGGTTTTGGGCAAACCGCACAAGCCACTGCCGCCCAGGTAAACGCCGCCTCTGGAGAATATGCTGGCTCAAGGGCCGTTATCGAACAATGGTCTGAAACCATAGACGATAGCGGGAAGCAGGCTGCGGTTGCGGCAGAAGATTATACTAAGTTGGCGCTTGGGCTTGGTGCCATTGGCGCAGCAGGAACCGCAGTCGTCGTTGGTTTGGGATTGTTTGCCAGCCGCGTTGAAGAGGTTGGCGCTCTATTAGAGGTCACGCGCAGGAACGCCGTCTCTCTTGCAGAGGCCGAGGGCGACATGGCCAAGGCCGCCATGCTTAACACGGATGCGGTAAAGGCACAGGTCCAGGGCATCCGAGACTTGCACCTTTCAGGGCTGGTTGCTACAGAGACAGTAGCGGCCCTTATCCGTTATAACCTCGACATGACCAAGGCCACAGAGCTTGCCAGGCTGGCACAGGATGCAGCCACGTTTGCCATGCAAGACTCTTCCCAGGCCGTGGAGGGGCTGATTCATGGTATTACCACCCTTCAGCCTCGCGTGCTGCGTAGTTATGGCATCATGGTCAACCTCAATGAAGCCTATCGTGTCTTTGCGGCACAGAATAACCTTGTTGCTACAGAGTTAACCCAGGCGCAACGCCAGCAAGCGGCCTTTAATGCCGTGCTTGCCCAGGCTCCAGCCATTGCGGGGGCCTATGAGGCTGCGATGTCCACGGCCTCCAAGCAAATACGGTCATTGAATACGGACATACAAGACCTATCTGAAGAGTTTGGTGAGCACTTTACACCTGTTCTAGATGCGGGGGCGGGTGCTGTTCGTGACCTATTACACTGGCTCACGGAATTGCCAGATCCTCTCCAATCATTCATTCTCTACGCGGGCGGTGTCGGCTCTGTGCTTGCTACTGTTACCAGCACGGCAATACTGTTAAAGCCCCAGCTATCTGCGCTTATTACCGGATTCAGGGGCTTGGCTGCTGCGGCTGGGCTTTCTTCAGTGGCCATGAGCGGTTTGGCTCTGGGCATTCCCGTAGTGATTGGCCTTATTGCTGCTTTGGCGACAAAGGAGCAAGCCCATCGAGAAGAGGCGGCAGCACTGGTTGCGACATCTGATACCTACGATGACTATATTCAACAACTTAACGATGCTGGGCTTGAGGCACATGCTCTTGTAGAAGAAATATATAACATAATCAAGGCCAAGGAGGAGGAGAAACAGGCTGAATTAGCAGAAGGCATGGATAAGGCACGCATAGCCGTGGAAGGACTTACCAAGGCCCTTTATGCCGACGTGATTGGGATGGATACCGTTACGCAGTCACAGGAAGACTTGCGGGCACGACAGGAATCATGGATTGATCTAGTCAAGGGCGAAGTTATTCCAGGTATGGACGCGCAGAAGGTGGCTCTTTATTCTAATGTCGGTGCCTGGCGCGATCTTTTGGCAGAGCTTGAATTTGCCCCTAATGCTGCAATTGATTTGGCGCGGGAATTCGCCAGATTAACACGCGCTCAGGAAGCCAGCGCAGAGGCCGGAACCAGTGTGGCCAATGCAACCAGCATCGAAAACGAAATCTTGATGCGATTTACTGGAACGGTTCACAGCTATAGTGATGCTGTCAAGGAAGCAACCCGTGCCGAACTTGATTGGTGGACTCGGCGTGGCGACTATGCGGCTGACTATGATGCGCTAAAAGACTTTGAAGAAAAGCGTGTTGAGTTAATAGAAAAGACTGGCAAAAAGATAGTCGCCGCCGAACAGAAAGCTGCCGACGCCAGGAAACAGGCCAATGTTAAGTTGCAGGATGCGCTTACTGAATTAGAGATTAAGCACAGCCTCACTGTTGCCGAGATTTATGATGATATCGCTGACCTAGATGAAAACCTACAAGAGACGATATTAAAAAATAATGAAAAGCGCATTGAGTTACAGATCGAGCTAGAGCAGCGCCTTGAAGATATACGGATAGAGCTTGCCCGCAGACAAGAGGATATAGAGCGTGAGCGCCTGCAAGACCTAGAAGACTTGCAACGGGAATATGGCCAAAAACGCGAAGATGCAGCGCGTGACTTGGCCCAAGACCTGGAGGACATGGAGCGCGAACACCAAGAGAACTTGGTGGATATCGGGCGCGACCGCCAGGAAGCCCTGCTGGATCTCGAAGAGGAATATCAGCGGCGACTTTGGGAGATTGAGAACGCCGGTCAGTTGGCGCTACAAAAGTTACGTGAGAGCTATGCAGAAAAGGACAGTGATACCCGGCTGAAGTATGCGCGTCGAGCCATAGAGCTTATGCGGCAAATGGGCCTCGTCATGTCAGAGGACTGGCAAGAAGCCCTAATCCGAATGTTCCGCACTGGCATGGGGCCAGAGGACTTGCTTGATGTATTGCCGCAAGATATGGCGAACCTCTTCCGTGACATGCTGAAGGAGTTAGAAGCTCTCAATGAAGACTTGCTGTGGGATGAGCGTGACCTATCAGATGACATAGACCGCGAACGGGACGAGCGCCTGGCAGACCTGGAAGAATGGTTGACCGAGGAGCAGGCGGCAATTGAACGTGCCTATCAGGAACGACTCGTCGCAGAACAAGAACGAATTGCGCGAGAACGTGAAGAACGCCAGCGCGATTATGACCAAAAGCTCGAAGATTTAAGGCGTGCCGAACAAAGAGAGCGGGAGGAAATTGAACGCGAACGCGAACGCAGACTAGATGACCTGCGACGGTGGAATGAACGCGAACGCGAGGAGGCACAGCGAACTTATCAGCAGCGGCTTGAGGATTTTGAAAGGCAACTGAATGATGAGAATGAAGCAGCCCGCGCAAAACTTCAAGAACGTCTAGAAGACGAGCAGAAGAGTTATGACGCACGGCGCGGCGAACTTGAACGTGAGCACCAGCGACGACTGAGAGACATTGATGACAACGAGAGAGAAGAGAGGGCAAAGATCCAGACGAACCTGGATCTCAAATTACAGGAATACATAGACGGCTATGAGGGCATATCGTTTGCTGCGCGTGGGGGTATGCAGCAAATGTTAGATGACACACGCCGCATACTTCCTGACATAGTGGAAGAGCATAGAAAGACTATTCAAGAAATACAACAGGCGTGGGCCGACGCGGGTATGCTTGGCCAATCACCTGCTCCCTGGTGGAAAGCAATGGCTGAGTCCTGGGCGCAGGGAGTCCAGGTAGGCTTTGACGACGAGGCCATAAAGGCAAGTGTCCAGTCGGTAATAGGCGGCTTGCAATCACAGATATCGGGTGCTGTGCCAGCCCAAATGGCCTCAATGCCCGCTGGCATGGGGGGCAGCAGCACAACGTATTCGAGAAGCAACCAGTTGAATGTAACGGCGCAATACCAGCATCAAAGCGAGGCGTCTTTGCGGGATGACTTGGCTTTGTACAATAGTATGCTAGGGGCGTGGGGTCGATGAAATATAGGCCGATGCCTGAAATTGAATTAGAGGACGACGACGGGACTATCTATCCACTGTCCTTCCCTGGCAGGTTATTACAGTCGATAGATGGATTGGGGCTGCCGCCCATCCAACATTGGACTACGCGCTCACCCTATCAGGCTGGCAGATCGCATTGGGGATATGCGGTTCAGCCACGGGTGATTAATGCAGTGCTTTATCTGCGCGGCTGTGACAGGGCGGATATGTACGCCAAGCGCAGGGCGAATGTGGTCATGCTGTCGCCCCATAATGGGCCGCACAAGTTGAGGCTGATTACGCCTGATCTGCGCAAGTATGCGCTTCATAATGTATGGGTATCGGCAGGCTACACTCTATCCAGCCAGGACCAGCCAATGCCCCAGCGACAGGTGGGCGGCGTACAGCTTACGGCCTATGACCCTATCTGGAAGTGGGAGAATTCGCCTTTAGACGCAGGAGAATCTAGGGACGCCGAAGGACGAACGTGCGTGTCCGATGACACCTGGACCACATCGGCTGAATTGACACTGCCGTTTACAGGACCCTATCTGATGGGCACAACCACGGGCACTAACGCGCTCACTTGTACCAATGACGGGTCTTGGGCGACGAGGCCCTATATTACGTTGCTTGGACCGTGTAATGACTGGGTGCTTACCAACACGACGAACGGCAGCCAGCTTTCATGGGATGGTTATCAAATTGCGGGTGGCGAGACGATTACAATTGACATTCCAGGCAAGACGGTAACAAGTGACGTAAGTGGGGATGTGAGTACCTATCTATCTGGAGACACAGGTAGTTTTGAGTTAGATCCTGGCGCGAATGCCTTGACGATATTTGCTAGTGGTGGGGTTGTGAATCTAACAACTGAGATTTCTGTTTGCTGGTATGTGGAGCTATTAGGCGTATGACACAGAAAAGTTTCCATTGGAATGGCGCATCAATTGGCGATGCCGACGCGCTTACAGTTAGTGCTTCAGATGGCATCGGTTATCGCCTGAGCAACGAAGATTATGAAAGCCCGTTCGTGGATATCGGGCTACGGATGTTATTCAATGGCGATGAAAACCGTGGCGTACTCAAGGGGTGGCTGAATGAATTGGCGGTAACGGGTGCAGCATCGCCCGTGTCCGTGAATACAGGCGGAGCAATTATTTATGGAATGCCCTATCGTAATACTGCCGCTGTCAATGTGGTGGTGCCAGCACCCACGACTGATACGCGCCAAGACCGCATTGTGCTGCGCAGGGATTGGTCCGCGCAAACGGTTCGCATCACTAGGATTGCGGGCGTAGAGGGTGGCGGCGTACCGGCGATGACACAAAGCCCCGCGCCAACCGGAACGGGCGTCTATGACATCCCCCTAGCGAACCTCAGCGTTACCACAATAGGCGGAATCACGGTCACAGACACTAGGGAATTCTGTCTGTTTGGAACCGACATTGGTACAGGGGCCTTGGACACAACCCAATTATCCAATGATTCGGTAGATTGGGCAGATAGGGCAACGCGCACTAAGAGAATATTCGTGGGCGGCGGCGACTTGGAGCCTGCTTTAAATGCAGGCAGGTTCAGTTATAGTCAAGCATCCAATGTTCTGATGACTGGGACACCTGGATGGAATGGTGGGGCCAATGAAGAAGGCTGGCAACTAACAGGTTCGGCCTATGAAGGTGTCTATACTACACTGTGGTTGCCCCTTGCGGACTATGCTAGTGGCGACATTACCACCAATATTTGGTGGGTGGATAATGCGGGAATAGCAGTCACCTTCTATATCCGCAGTGGCTATCAGCGATATACAACGGGCAGCCTGCTATACAACGGGTACAACACTGAATATATCACGACGGGCGGGGCGGTGAGTGATGTATTCAAGACGGAGGGTATAACCATTCCAGCAGCGCATATATCAACTAGCCTGAACCCCCATTTTTTCCATTATATGGCGTGGTGGTACAATGCGGCGGGCGCTGAAGATATTAGTATTTTGGGCATCGAGTTTGAATATCTGGGATATACATAATGGCTGAAGAATCTTATCTTTGGGATAATCCAGGTACGGGCGATTCACCAGCATTGGGCTATGGTCATACAGAATTTATGACCGAAATGTTCCGCCAGATTTTCAACGGCACTGGAAACAGGGGTGTCTTGCGGGGTTGGCTGAATGAGCTTGAGGTAACGGACGGTGGCGGCCTGAATGCGGCAGTGGATACGGGCGGTGCCATTGTTTATGGGTTCTGGTATGAGAATGATGCTGCGCTCAATGTTGTGATGCCCAATAACGCAGTGAACCATGTCGTTGTGCGATGTTCCTGGGCCGCACAGACGGCGCGACTTACTCAGGTTGCGGCCTTGGTACAGAATCCAGGCGTCACGTATGATATTCCTTTAGCCACGGTCACGACGCTGGCAGGTGCCATTACACTTATTACTGATACGCGGGAATATTGTCTATTCACGACTGACATTCGCCCCTTTGGGGTAGAAACTGCCAATCTCGCAGCAGATGCCGTAACAACCGCAAAGCTAATCAATCAAACACGCTGGTTTAATCGTGGGGCGGGCACGCTTGAGCCTGACGCTACCAATCCCGCAGCTTGGGCAAGCCATATTGCCAATGTTTATTATCGAGACAATTGGGACTTTGTGGACGCTGCGCTTAGTGAGGTTTGGTGTACATTCAGGGTGCCCGCCGACTTCACGGGCGCTAACATTCTTATCTATATCTACACAGGTGGTACATGGGGCGCTACGGGCGATGTGCGATGGACTTATAGCGCGTGGGTAGGGGCCGCTGGTGCTGCGTTGGCGAATGCGGCGGGTGCAACCCTTCAGACTATCCCGCCCTATTATACTTATAATGCCCCAAGGGAACTCTTGTTGTGTACGCTGGCCGTGAATGCGGGAGACATTGTGCATTTGCAAATAGGTAGAGACGGGGCGCATGTCGCTGATACATTGGCGGCGACCATTCACTTGCTCCTTGTCAAACCACAATATACGGCGGATAGTTAAATGACAGAACGATCACGATTTTGGGATGGCACCGTTCTTGGGGACGCATTGCAGGTGACACAGACCCATCTACATGATCAATTCTTTCGCTCAGTCTTGAATGGTACGGGCAATCGGGGGCCTATGAAGGGATGGCGAAATGAATTGGCGGTCACGGGCACATCTTCACCCGTTTCTGTGGATACTGGAGGCGCGGTTGTCTATGGAATGTTGTTTGATATGGATGCTGCAACTACAGCCAGCATTCCGACTCCTTCTTCTGGCAATTCCCGCTATGATCGCATTGTGGCGCAGCGCGATTGGGCCAATCAGGTCGTTCGCATTGTGCGCGTGTCAGGTGTGGCTGCTCCTGCGCCAGCGGTTCCAGCTTTAACACAGTCTGCGGGTACATTTTGGGAAATCCCCCTGGCTACTGTCCTGATAGATGATGCGGGTACAATTACTGTTACAGATACCCGCGAGTTCTGTGAGTTTGGAACAACATGGCCTGCCAATATTGTGACCGCTGGAATGTTTGAACAGGGCGCAGTGACAATTTCTGAGATCCCTGACCGCACACGATATGAGGCAAAAGGCTCAGGCCAAATCGAACCTGCTGCTGCAAATCCCTGTACCTGGGCTGCTGGACCAAGCTGGGACTACTTCACCTTTGTAAATGGTGCCGCAAATGTCGCCTGGATATATTTTATGGGTTCCTATGATATAGTCGGGGCATCTGTGGATTTCTATCTCTGGAACGGCCCAACTGCTGTGGCGGCTGGTGATGTGAAATGGAATTACAATATCTATTATGGCACAGATGGAGGTGCCTTGACCAACCTAGCTGGGACTACGCCAGTAATAGCGCAGGGCGGCAGGGCCGTTGGCAATGCTTATCGTGATCAGATTGTGGCCGCAGTACCAGTGGGCGCGGGGCAGATTATTGCCTTTGAGCTAACCAGAGATGGGGGACATGGGACTGACACGTATGGTAGCCCTGTGTGGGCAATTGCATTAGAGGCTTCTTGGACCGCTGATGCATAGAAAGGGGAACTATGCCTACTTTCGGGCAATACCGCGTTAAGCTACTCGATCACAACGCCGCCGCGACCATAGATTTGTTTCCTGGGGATGACTTTCTCTCCATCTCCTGGGAGCACAAGCGCAACCAGCCAGGGGCCTACGCGCTTGAATTGGTGGGTGAGACGGCGACTAAGGATGCATTCAGGAAGCATTATCAGGTACTCATTGAGCGCAACTGGGGCAGCAATCCCGCCGACTGGTACGAGGAATTCACAGGATTCCACTTGGGCTATTTGGAACGCTGGCCGACTGATGAAGTCGATGCACATTACTGGCAGTCCTTGGGCCTGTCCCCTGAATGGCTGATTGACCAGCCGCTTCTACAGCCCGTTGCCAATGTGGGCAATGACAATTGGGCCTACTACGACCTGTGGTGGAACCACGGCTATGCCGATGACGTGATTAAAAGCATGGTGGGCGAGTCGATGGTATCCTGCGCAGATGACGACCGTGAATTTAGCCAGGTGGTTGTGGAGGGCGATGAGGGGTTAGGCGTATGGTCCTGTTACGAAGGCTCCTGGGTGCGGCTGCTGGACGCGGTGACTGATGCCATTGGCGAGGATGGCACCAGGGGCGACTGCGATTTTCGAGTAGTGCGCGTGTCGGGCGGCTATGAGCTTAGGACTTATTCTCCCTTCTTTGGCACAGACCGTCGTAGGGGGAATGTTTATAATAACAAGCCCACCATCTTCTCTTTCCAGAACGGCAACATAAAGAACCCTGAGAAGCAGGTGCTCTGGGCCAATGCGGTAACAGCAGCCTATGGGGGATGGCAGGGCGGCGGGATGGAGCGGACCATTTACCAGCG